TCTTTGCTGTATTAACAAAAACAAAGGCAGGAGGAAGTGCTAGACCAGATCCATCACCTGCCATCATTTCATTCACAGTAGTTTGAGAAGTTTCAGACATTGTTCGTCTACATCTGTTGTGTCTACGTTATCGGGTAATCTATTTAAGAATATCATATAAGCTTTCAAGATTGCCCAATATTGCGATTCTATTTTATAGAATAGAAGCAGCGTTGCTGCATCATTGAATACATTATATAGAGTTATAATATGATTGAGAATCAAGTGATGTTTCAATTCACCAGTTGTCTCATAACGTCGAAGTAATCTTTTGATATATTTAAACTTTTGAAGATCTTCTTCAAAATCATCATATGTAACAGACAACGGGTTGTTGTAGTTTTTGATTGCAAACATCAACCAGTTGTCTGGAGTCAATTCATTGAAGATCATACATTATCAAGCGGCAGTAACAGTAAGTGTTGCTGTGCTGGAAATAACTTCCTCACCACCCGCGGAACCACCAACCGTGACTCTATACTTCTTACCACTGTCTGAAGTCGTGAGACCAGTAAGAGCGAGTGAAGAAGAAGTAGCACCAGAGACGTTGCTCCACTTCGTTGTGGAAGTAGCAGTCTGAACCTGCCACTGATAAGTAAGAGTGCCGCTATCGGCAGAAGCTGTTACAGAGAATGTAGCAGCAGCAGTAGCAACAGTGGCAACATCGAAGGTTAGGTCAGCAGCACCACCTGCGCCAAGATCAGCATCAGCGATAGTGATGGTTTCATCAACAACGAAACCAGAACCAGCGTCATCTACAGTGATTGTAGCAGCGCCAGAACCATCAACAACTACAGTAAATGTAGCGCCTGTTCCAGCACCATCGGTAGTGTAATCAGAAGCACCGATTGTATATGTATCTTCAACTCTTAGAGCATCAGCAGCACCAATGGTGTCAACCGTTAGGATACCACCAGCAGGTGTTTGTGTTGACTGGTTAGCAGGTTGTGCTGAAATAGTGATGAGTGATGCGATATCAGCAGCAGGATTATCGTTATCGTAATCACCAGCATTAGCAAGAGTCTGATTAGCGAATGCGATACACTCTGCCTTGTGGCGGGTATTGCCGTCGCCGTCAGTATAAGTTCTGTAAATCCACCAACCAGGGAACTTAAGACCACGAATCTTGTTCTCATCTAAAGCAGCTTCCGCATCGTCAATGAATAGGAACTGAGTGCCAGCAGGATACTTGCTTTCGTTAAGTAGAAGATTTGCTACTTCCTTTGGAGCAGTTCTGCGAATAGCATTAGCAGCAGAAACAGTTCCAGTGCTGCCAGCATAAACAGTTGCTAACTCAAGTGTAGTTGCTGAAGTAACAGCAAGAACAGTATACTGAGTTCCATCTAATGAAAGAATGTCGCCGTTCTGAATAAAATCAGCGGTGTCTCTATCAGTGAAATCTCCAGTTGTAGTTACGGTAGCGTCGTCGTTCACAACACTAACGTCATTTGCTAACGCCTTAGCGTCAATTGTTCCGAAAATTGCCATCGGTTTCCTCTATACAATATTTGCTTTTCTAGAATGTATTTATAAAAAAAGGGATGCCTAGGCATCCCGAGACACTGATTTTTTTTATATTATCAGCAACCTTTCATAAGAGCAGTTCTTACTGTCTTAGCAATTAGATCATCAACATCGTTGTCAGTTGTTGAAACATACTTATCAAGTAAATCGCATACCAGTTTCTTTGTATGGCAGCTGCCAAGTGCTGCGAATAGTAATGGCTTTACTAGTTCTACAAGTGCGCCCATGGTTGTATCCTCCTAGGGAGTTTGCAACTATTTAGGCTGCCTTTTTGCCCATCTTGGTGGCAGTGGCATACATCACTTCTTTTGCTCTCTCACCATACTTAGACTTGAAAGAACCATACTTCTTTTTCATGCCCTTAACAAACTTTTCTTTCTTTGCTGCTTCTGCTTTCGAAAGTTTCTTTTCTTCGAGTGGTTCAACTTCTTCCTTCTTCATTTTCTTTTCATCAGAACTAGCACCAAAGGTTTTGTGAACTAGTTTATCTAGTTTCTTATGAAACTTATCCTCCCCTTTTTGACTAACTTCTTCTTTCTTAATTTCTTTCTTTGCCTTCTTTCCTGTTGGTTCTGGGTCATTAGGAGTATCAACTTCTGGCATGATTTCGATTTCTACTTTCTTAGCTTCAGCAATCTCTGCTGCCTTCTCCCACATTTCCTTCACTGTCTTCTTAGATTTTCTAGCGCGAAGAAGAGCAAAATCATGAGCATCCACTTTACCATTTTTGTTAGCATCAATCTTCTCCTGGTTACCAGGCATATCTCTTGCTTCCTTCATTTCTTTTTCTTTTTTATCTTCTGCCTTCTCATGCTTTTCTTTGGCAGACTTACTCATTTTCTTTTCCTTTTCTTCTTCTGCCTTGCTCTCGTCTTCTTCTTTCACACACTTATCTTTACCGTTCTCAGTGCCAGCATACTTATATCCTTTCCAGCAAGCTTTGCCATCAGCACCTTGCTCCTTACCTTCTTTATTCTTTGCTTCATCAAGTTCAGCAATAGATCTCTCAATCAAACTTTTGGAAAACTCATCAATCGTCATTGGTCTTTTTGCGTTTATTCTTATTTATAAAACGCTGCACTTTTTCTTTATCACTAATACCCATATTCTCTTCGGTATCGTTATAATATTCTTTAATATCTTTTACCCACGCACGAAACATCTTACCCTCTTCCGTTACAGCGATCACATAGTTGACTCCACGACGATGAATCTTCCCAACTTCGCCAAGATTATTCTGAACCCAATCACCCTCAGCAAATACATTGCCGAGCATGTAAGATTTCTGTTTAGACTGCTGTAATAGATCTTTAAGTGATTTCATTTAATACCTAATCCTTCTCTAACTTCTGTCATTAGTTGCATCATTTCTTTGTCGTCTAAAGTAGATGGTATGCCCTTACGAAACTCAGCAACGTTTGCATTCGTTGCCGCTTCTCTCATTTTACTGGCAGACATTCCAGTTGCTCCATCAGCATCAGGATCTCTTTCGCCAGCAGATTTTGTTTCAAGAGTTCTAAATGTATACTCCGTTCCATTATAACGTTGGATCAGAGTATCCATTTCAGATACACGATCACTACCAACAACAAGAGTAAGATCCGAATATTCTCCTTGCAAGCTCTGAAGAACTTTGATGATAGTCTTCAGATCAGTATCAAGCATGATATTATTTTTGTGTTTCGGAAACATCTTTTTCATGTATCCTACTTTCTGCTCAGAAGATAAAGGATTCTTCTTCTTGTCTTTGGTGTGACTAGTAAAGATTTTATAGTCATCGGTTCCTGCAATCCTCGCCACAGCATCAATCAGTTTTTCATGACCGATGGTAGGAGGATTGAAGCGACCGAAAGTGATGACTACTCTCTTAAACATTTTTATTAGTATTTAGTTTCCCTTAACCCAGTTCTTTGCGAGAGTAAAGTTTGCCAAACTAAACTCCAAACGATCAACAAGCTTAGTAGCATTTCCATCTTTAATAGCAACAAATCCTTCAGGAGCAGTAACACGAAATCCATCATCAGTGCGAAGGAACGTGCGAGTGCTATCAGCAGATTCCAGTTTCTTCACGAACAGATTCTTAGCATTCTGGAGGATAACATAGAGAGTGATCGTTGCCTTGAACCCAGCGATGTTGGAATCCACGAACTCGATACCATCATAGAGTTTCTTCAGTTTAGCGGCCTTGGTTTTTTCCTGCTTCACTTTGTTAACTTCCTTCATCATAGTCTCATGATAAGCATTCTTGAAGTCATCGATAAAACGATTAATATTACTAATACGTTTGCCTTCTCTCACATAAGTATTGAAGTAAGTTTTTAAACGAGTGCCGACACTAAAGTTATCCTTGGAGTTTATCTGTTCAGAAATCTCATCCAAGAAAGATCCTGCGTTGCGAAGAGCAGTAGGAGCAGTTCTCTTCATGTTGTTAAGATTGCGCTTCTCAGAAGCATTGAGAATCATATTACTTCCTAGAGTATCCACTTCAGCACTGATTACAAACACATCATCAGTCTTACTAAACTTACTGATGTCAACTCCGAAGGTAGCATTAGATGTTGCAATACTAGAACCAACATAGCGAGTGTGAAACACTACACCAATCTTGGCTCGCTTTGCTTTTTTGTATGCCTCAGTTCCTTTAGGGATAGCATAGGTAATAGTGTTAGGAGTAAACGTGAGATAATCTACGCCATCAATCTTCTCTTCCTTAGCATCATCAGTGAACAGCAAGTCACCTTGAATGATTCCTTTGATACCAAGTTTAGGAAAATGCTCTAATGCTACTTTGAGTTTCTCTACTAAACCAGAAGAGTTGCCGTGGTTTGCTTCGATAAAAGTATCATTGTAATTAATCTTAGGTTCAGTTTTATTGAAAACAGATTTTGTTCCAACAAAAAACATATTAGTTTCTGGATCAATACCGCAAATTACAGCAGGTGCTCCATCCCACTTAGTAGTGATTTTAAAGTTACTGGTTTGAGTTCCACTAAAAGTCTTAGTCAGTGCATCAAGAAACGCGAACGCATCGTTCGCACCTTCTTTGCCATCAAACAAGATGCTATCTTCTAAGTGTTCTAAGTGAGTGTTCTTGCTCATGATACGGGATGCATTTGGTAGTTTCCTTTTCGGTCTTTCGACACGATGAACTTGGCGGCGCGGCTCGCCCTTGGTTGAACCACCACTCTAGCACCTTGGATGCCATACTGTCTCCTATCTCCTTTGTTAATAAGCATTAAGACTGGTTCATAATCGCCAGTCATAGGAGTGGGATTCATAACTAAGTGGGCAGACATTTCTAATCTATATTTACCCCCAACCTTTCTCAATGATGGGTTTCCTTGTAAAACTCCCGTACAGTTAGATATTCCGTATGTAGAAGTTCCAAAGTTTTTTCCATAAACAGATTCCATCTTTAAAGCATTATCTTCAATATCCATCATTGCAGTAAAACCTTTTCCACTTGATTGTTGAAAATCATACTGCATTCCTGCACCACAAAAATACGAAAGATATTTTGCAAAAGCTCTAATCTCAGGAAACTTATCCAAACTTTCATCAGCACCTTCTTTATCATTTGCGTAATGACTAACGCCACCCCATTGCTGAAAATGACTTGCGCGTGATCCTTGCTTGTGAGAAAACCAAGCAACATCTACAAGTTTTCTATTTTCTAAAGCAACAAAAGCAAGATCAGCTTTAACGTTTCCTTCGACTTTATTAACACCAACAATATTAGAAAAAGTTTTGTTTCCTATCTGTAAGTCTATAGTCGGAACACCAAGATCATCAAGTTCTTTATTAAAGGTGTTTATGAAATCTGCTTCTCCTTGTTCAGTTGCTGATGGTTCGTTCAACGAATAAGAAGAATCAACTGTATCGACATAAAACCCCAGTTTACCCCAGTACATCCCTGGTTTACTTCCACCCGAAACTTTTCCACCAAAACCAACATCCATTCCCATTCCATTATCTTTTAAAATTTTTCCACTATTAACAGAACTAGCAGTTGACTTTGTTGTTGTTGTATAAAAGTTTACACGAAAAGGAGCTTTATCTAGATTTGGAGTATTTTTAATTGAGTTTTCTATTGTTTTTAATATACCATTTTTTCCAGAATAAAAATTCTGAAATGAAGTAAATCTTTTTGGTTCAAATTCTATAAACTCTTTACTTTGCTTCCACCTACCATTTACTTTTTCTGGTATGCTAATGCCAACCATTTTAAAATAGATTTCTACGCCATTGTCTTCAGACAATCTATTTTTGTCCAATAAAATAAATGGTCTGTCATTTTTAATTCTATCGTATATAACCTCAAAACACTGTTTATATCTTTTGGTTATTTCTCCCCAAGTTAATCCTTTGCCGCCTGCCATATAAAAATACCTCCCCTAATTTATTTAGGGGAGGCATATATCAAAGGTCGTTGGCGACTCGTTTCTCACTTCGCTCAATACTGAAGGTTCCTTCTGGGTATCGAGCAGTCAGTTTCTCAAAGTTCATTTGAGCAATCTCCTCAAACGAAATATCAAGAGCAATACATGCTTGAGCAACATACCACAGGATATCACCAAGTTCACGTTTCATGTGAAAGATGTTATCTTCATTATAAGGTTTGCCTTGGAATGCGATCTTCTTCACGATCTCAGTAAACTCACCACCTTCGGCAGTGATGCCACAGGCAGCAGTCATCAGACGCTGAATGTCAGCGCCTTGATTTTTCAGTTCCAGAATACGATCAACAAACTCACTAGTATCCTTAGATGCAGGGCTGGTGACGGCACCAACAAACTCAACATACTTATTAAAATCAATCGTCATAGAATAAAACTGGTAAACTTGTTTTGTGTGTTTCGACTTTGTTCTGCCGCCATTTCTTCAAAGTCATATTCCTCTTCTTTATCAGAAGAGAGGTCAACGGCGTTATCAACATTATAGAGCTTCATCCGTGCTCTGTCAACCCCAACCAGAAAACGCTTGTGCATAGTCGGATCATTGTATCGGTTCTTCAACTGCTTGACCATAATCTTACCATCCTTCTCCAGATCCTCTGTAGCGATGAGAGCAAACATGAAGTCAGCAGTAGCTGGGAGACCAAATGATTCACTGGTATCAGTGAGATCGACATCACTATTACCAAACCCACTCCTAGTAGTCTGGGTAGCAGATACAAGCGGAACATTGTGTTCAACGGCAAGACCTCTAAGTTCTTCTGCGATTGCTTTGACATAGGTATAGGAGTTTACAATCGCTCCTTTGTATCTCGCACTTGCACAGATGTTGAGGTAGTCGATAAAGATGATATCGGGTTTAAATGTTTTCTTCAGTTGTAGTTCGTTAAGCAAGGATTTAAAATGCCCAACGTGTGCTGATGCTGTAGGATATTCTTTAATGATAAGTCTACCTGCAGTCTTACGCTTCAGTTCATTAATGCGACTTTGAAAGATTGTCTCAGGCAAATCAATCAGGTCTTTGATATTGACGTTAAACAAGTTAGCATCAATACGTTCAGCGATCTTTTCTTCTGCCATCTCCATCGTGATGTAGAGAACGTTGCGACCCATTGATAAACAATGAGCGGCAAGGTCACACATAAAGAGTGACTTACCTACACCAGTGCCAGCAAGAGCAACGTTAAGAGTCTTGTTTGGCAGACCACCTTTGGTAATCTTATTAAAGTATTCTAGGTGGAATGGAATCTTATCTTCCTCACGATGGTAGAACTCATATCGTTCTACACTATTCTCTAGATAATCGTGACCTACATGTTCGTCGAACGATACTGCCAGGGCCTCCTGTAGGATTGCTGGGATCGCATCTTTTGATATTTTTGTATTACCTCCATCCGCGACCTTGATTGATTCGAGGAGAGCGAGATAGATTGCTCTGTCTTTACACCACTTCTCTGTGGTGTCGAGCAACCAGTTGTATTCGACTGAAGCATCACTAAGCTCAGCAATCGTTTTAACCGCGTTTTGATATACTTCCTCATTTAAATCTTTCCTTCCTTCAAGGTTAATCGTCAACACTTCTTTGGTAGGCACCAGTTCATAGGTGCTTGCGAAGTTCCAGACTTCTTCATAGATCACACGTTCATGGATCTCATTGAAGTAATCTGGTTTTACAAAAGGAACAACCTTCCTGTAGAACTGTTCGTTACACAGGAGGTTGCGTAAAATAGTTGTTTCAATCCTCTCCATCCACTACTCCGTATAAAAACTTTTTCTGGGCACATTCATCTAATGCTTGGAGGATGTCTGGTGTGAAGTATCTTTCGGGATCCTTATAAACTGCAGAAGGATAAACAGAAGACTCCCCAAACTTAACACGGTTCCCCACTTTATCGAATACTCCAAACTCGATACCCAGTTCCAGTAATCCGTAATACTTGTCAAGACCTCTTGCGTCATAATAGAGTCGAGTTTCAATGTCTGAGTTTTCTTTGGTGAAGCGAGACTTCTGTGCCTTCACTTTAATAATGTTACCCACAACTTCAGTGCCATCTTTCTCTTTCTTCTTAGACAAGAAGAGGATAGTTGATGCAGCATACTTCAAACCTGTGCCTCCACCCATTTCTTTTGTAGGAACATAGGCACCCACAACTTCATATGTATGGTTGGTAACAATCAAAGGAATGCCAGCCTGACCTAGCTTGAGTGATAGAATCCTAAAGATAGATTTGATCACCTGAGCGCGAGTCATGTCGCGTGTCTCCTTACCATCGGTTGCATCCTGAATCTCTTTAGAGGTCGAGAGCATCCCCAAAGAGTCTAGCACAAAAAGCAGCGGAGGTCTATCCTCTTTCTTAAGTTTCACATACTCATCTACCACCTTGATAGACTGAGTGCGAAACTCTTGAACAGTAGTGACAGGAACCAGACCGACACGTTTAACATCAATACCACGCGAAACCATCATGTCTTTAGACACAGCAGATTCAGTTTCAAAATAGATTACCTGAGCATCAGGATTACTATTCAAGAAATGTTTGACGATGGAGAGGGCAAAGAATGTTTTACC